CTTCTCGTATTCTTTCATAGACATCTTTGCTACTTGCGATTCCGACAAGTACTTACTAGCTTGATCTGCCTCAGGCTTAGTAGTACTACGGGTCTTAACAGAGGAAGCAGCAGACTTATCGCTTGATGTTTTCTTAGCTGTCTTGATACCAGCGTCAACTTTATACAAGTCAATCACACGGGCTACAGACTTAGCGTCATCAGTGTTCTCATAGAGGGCATCTTGCACCCACTTAGGCTGTGTCTCAGCCCACTCATGGAATGCATCGTCTTCACGAATATCTACAAAGTCAGGGTGGTAGCCAATAAGTTCAGCTTCTGCTTTTTCTTTCTTAGCTTGCACACGCATAGACTCAATCTCTTGAAGTCGCACATCTAGATCGCTGGCTCTTTCAGAAGCTTTCTTGTCTGCAATAGCTTCAACGATAGCAGCTACGTCAGGGTACTTCTTAGCCCAAGCCTCTACTTCTTCAGAAGTCTTAGGCAGAACCAATTCATTCTTAGTAGCCTTCTCTAGCTGAAGCTTAAGCTTCCCAAGCTCTTCTTTAAACTCTGCTTCTTTAGCAAGTTGATGCTTGCGTAAATCACCATAGCGTTGTTTGAAAGTACGTTCTTCTGCACTCAGCTTAGCATCTTCTTCTTGTGCTTCAGCTTCTGTAGCCTTTTCTTGTTTGGTATTATCTTCTGGCGAAACTGTGGGTTCTGCCTCAACTCTTTCGCTGGCAGATTCCTCACTTTCAGACTGTTCTTCTTCTTCGTCTGTTTCACTTTCGTTACCTTCAAGCAAAGCTTTAAGCTCCGCTTCTTCTCTGGCAATCTTAGCTTGAAGTCTATTGTGTACTCTAGAGTCTGTAGTAGTTGCAGTATTCATATCTAGTCCTTATGTTGGGGCCAGCTATACAGCCGGGTAGCCTTATTATTTTACGGAAGCTATTTTACTTCTTTTTCTTTTTACTTGCAAGCCCACCTTTACTGAAACCAACACTAGCTCCACGGCCTCTTGCAGTTAGTGCGCCTTCAATGCGCTTGCCTTCCTCTTCGATCTTCTTAATCTCCGCAGGAGTAGCTAAACCGCTTTCAGCACGAGCAACAACTTCTGCAGTTTTAGCAGGTGCTGCAACAGCCATATCTAATGCAGCTTCTTTTTGTTGCGATCTTTTAAGATTATCTCTTAGCTGTCTAGCTGTAGCAGCAGCATCGTTTGCTTCCTGCATGAAAGCCTCACTATGAACGGGGCCAGTTGCAGCAGGCTTAGGTGCTGTAGTTGCAGCAGGTGTAGTCTTAGGTTGTTCTAGGATTTCATCTAGAGTTTTGCCGGTTCCCGGTACGAGAGTTGTAGTCTTAATATCATACGTAGGGATGGATGTTGCTGTAGGCGGCTCAGGCTTTACGCTAGTAGTAGCTGGAGTATAGGAAGCCATAGCCTCTTGAACTGCTGCGTTTACTGCACTAGGCTCTGCACTAACGATACCTTCTTTGTCTTCGCCTTTGAATGCAGTTAACAGGCGGCTGAACAATCCGGGTCTGTCTTGTTGTGTTACATCAAGCAGGTTAGTCAAGGCGGCTCTATCTTCTTGAGTTAAGCTCTGATCCTCTAAGCGTCTTTCAAGCTCACGCTCTACTTGTTTAGCTTGTGCCATCATGGCACCCTTAATGATAAGCCCGAAGATAGGATTAATAAGTCCAGCACCAATAGATACAACGTCATCCATTCCAAACTTAGTTTGGTCTTCTACCATCTTGGAAAGCTGGTCTACGGAGAGAGAAGCATAGTCAATAGCTTTAGGCCGTGCGGCTTGAACTTGCTGTTGTGACGGGGTTGCTCCACCGCCCGTTCTATCTGTTTGAGTAGCCTTTTCAACTTGTTGTCCTGCAGGAGTATATCCCTCAGGAATTACAGACATAGGCTGGCCTCTAAAGAAAGGCACTAGTAGTGTGCGACCTTGATCGTTAGCGTACTCTACATACGTATATACGTCTTGGTTGGTAAGCTCTTCAAAGGAAGGGAACGTAACATCGCCACCCTCTGCAAAGCCTGCAGGCTGGTCGTCAGCAGTTTCCAACTCAGAGATATCAAACGGAAGACCGTCTTCAGGTTCAATGATCTCCATACCAGTAGGCTCTCCACCTACACGGCCTTTACGTTCCATGTCAGTCCAGCCCATCTTAGCTTCTGAGCGCAGGTCTTCAAAGAACTTAACGCCGTAGTAACGCACTACGTCTGCAGGCACAACGTACTCACCCTCGCTTAGCTGAGCGGGGATGTCATCACGTACTTCCTCAGGCATAGCCCCAGTAGGTACATCATTGCCAGACACAGGGTCTACACGGCCTGTCTTAAACACAGCCTCAGTCTGATCTTCTAGGGCCATTAACCTTCTCCCGTAAGTGCTTTAGTTTCTTGTAGGCGTTAACAGCCCCTTGTGCACGATGCAAGTCTACTATATTATCGGCAGATACTAGACAAGAATGCTCTAGTGCAATGTACTCGTCTAGCACCTCCAAAAAGGCATCATATACTTCTTTGTCGTTTACGATTGTCTTAAGCGACATTACCAGTAAATCCTTGTTCACCCGGAGTAGGCGCAGTGCCTATACCAATCTGTGAGCCGCCGCCGCCAGACGTATCAGCTACACCTTGTGGGCCTTGGCCTTCAGGGCCAGCAACTCCCGGTGCTGCAGCAGGTGCAGGCTGCGCTTGGAAGCCCTTAAGAAGCTCTGCTTGGATAGCTGCGTCCTGCATAGAGTTAGTGACCTTATCAGGGTCAAGGTCCATGCTCTTAGCAATCTCACGGATAATATAATCCATTTTAGCAAAGGGTGCAAGCACAGGATTCTGTGCAACCTGAAGGAACTGCATAAGACGCTGGCTACGAACTTCATTAGCCATCAAGCTTTCAGTACCAGATGCGTTAATCTCAAGGTCGCCACGGATGCTAGGATCAAAGTCAAACTGCATGTTAAACGAGAAGAAAGCTTTACCCATAGGACGGATAAGGTAGTCATCTACATTCTTGATAACATTGCGAATACTTCCATTAGCAGCAGACATAAGCATACTAATGCCAGAGGCAGTCCTACCCACTCCAGATACGCCTGTCTGACCATGAGCAAAACTTGGGAAGCCAGTGCTTTCATCTGCTAGTACCCTTGCTTTATCAAACAGTTGAATGTTTTCTCCAGCAACGTTGGGGAACTTTGTGCCGAAGATAGCTTGACCCGGTGCCCCGCCCTGACGCCGGAACACTTTGCCGGGGTACACAGAGAGGTCTTGTCCGGGGACGAGGTTAGTCTCGTCTACCTCAATGATAAGGTTGCCAGAAAGAGCAGCATTATCAATCGCCATACGCATAAAGCCGTTCATCAGCGTCTGCGTGTCATCCATGTTTTCTGCAATGCCTACACCAAAGAAGCTGTAGGGGTTATGCTCATAAGGAACAGCATAGTAGGGAATGCGAGTAGGCTTGAACGGGTTAAGCACAAAGCGCAGCACTTCACCGTTACATACCCAGACGTTGCAGTTTACTTCGTCTAGTTCAGACAACTCTTTAGGAAGCTCAATGCCGTGGTCTGTTAGAACATCTGTACCAACATAACCCCAGAACTCCAGCACTTCCCATCTTTCAGAGTTAGGCTGAGTTGCGTTGTCTTCCATGATCTGCTCCCAATACTTAGCAACATAGTTGGGAGCTTTATCAATAGCGTTCTGGATTCCGTCTTCCATAAAGTAAGGACGGGTCTTAAGGTTACGCAGTTGTGTGCGTGACATCTTGTGACGCTCAACTGTGTATTCAGCCTCAGTCATAGCTTTGGCTTCAGGATCAGGGTAGAAGTTCCACACACTGACATGACCGCATTCGGGTACAGTCTTAATCAGCGGGTTATACTCACCTTCTTCATCCCAATCAGGATACTCTTTATCTACAGCAAACGGACCCTTCATGACGCCTGTGCCAAGAAGAGCCATTTCAAATGCCATGCTACGAAGGTGGATAGAAGCACCAGACTCTACAAGTTGGTCGTGGATTTTCTTTTCCATCTTTTTAGCTGCAACCATAGCAGGATGGAACGTAACAGTGGTAGGTCCAGTACCGTCACCCTCTACAATCTTTTCAGATACAGGCCCAAGCTTAGCTTCAAGCGGACCCATGCGCTTACGCAGGTCATACAGAGTTTCACCGGGGGCGAGCTTTTTAGTCGGGTCAATCAAGTATGGCTTTGCAGGCTCAGACTTAGTAAGCTCTCTAACGCCACCCTTATCAGCTTTAGGATCAATGTTAATGTGTACAGACTCAGCTACACCATCAGGAAGAACAGAAGGGTCTACTGATAGAGGAAACTTATTGTTGCCAAGAAGAACATCAACGATTTGACCATAAGCAGCCAGCGTCTTCGTCTTTGTGACTTTAACAAAAACCCTCGACTTTTCCGCATCAGTGAACTTGACATCCGGCCCATATAAACCTCTATAGTTTCTATAGGCTCTTAGCCAGCGTTCTTCATCTGCAAGTCTAGCATCTTCTGCTCTACTAAAGCGATCCTCTACAAACGAGACAAGATCACTCTTAGAGTCAAAGATGCTATCCTCACTGTTTTCAGCAGCTACTACTGCGTCTGTCTCAAACATTTCTTCATTGTTTGCCATTAATCTGTGTCCCATGTAGTATAGGTATTACTCTTTTGGAGGTTCATTTGAGCAGGGATGATAGCCAAATTCTTTTCAACATGTAAACCACAAACTGCCTCTCCCTGCAAGGGTATGATATGGTCTACATGATGCAATACACCAGTACTCTCTGTTATAGATGCACAGACTGTGTATATACGCTTGATCTGTTCTAGGTCTGCCCAAGCTGGTGTAGCTTGTAATTTTGCAGCCTTTCTTTTTGCAACTCTTGCAATATAAGCTGGTTTATTTTTTTGGTATTCTTTCTTTGCAGTCTCTCTTTTTCTTTTATAGTTATCCGCATTCCAGTTTAGCGTCTTTTGTTTTGCACACTCTTTGCAGGTGTAAGTCTTACCTAATGGAAAGACCTTACAATTATGATAAGAATCTAGAGGCTTTCCTATTTTACAAACGTTGCAAATACGCATCTAATAGCCAAACGTTGTGTCACTAGCTTGAAAACCAGTGCGTTGAGTAGCAGGATTATAGTCCCATAGGCTGCTGCGAGGACGAGTCATGATGCCATATCTTAAGGCGTCATACAGGTGATCTTCTGCATTTGTATCTACATCCTCAGGGTTTCGTTTGTCTAGAGGGATAGTAGGTATCTGTGCAATAGTATGTGTACAGTGATCCATAAATACGAGCCGTGGCTTTTCAGTAAATTCGTCTACCTGTAGCCTGCGGTGTATTTCGTTTTTACCTGCGACACGAGAGCCACGTGATCTGTCAGACGGACGCCAGCGGCACCCTTTCATATTCATCTGCTCAGCCAAGCTTGGCCCCGTGTCGCCCCGGTTGTGCCATAGAGAGGAGTCAAGCACACCGTACCTTATTGTACCATCTTCGTGTTCTGCCTGCAATATAAGATCAGCCAAGTCAGAAGCTGTAACTTTAGAGACATACATCTCACGATAAACAATAAGCTGTTCATCTGGTGCTACAGCAAACCACAAGACGCCAGTGTAAGAACCGTAGCCGTAGTCACATGCTCTGAACTTAACCCACGACTTAGGTATGTCGAAACGTTCAATAACGTGCTGCTTTCTATCAAACTCAGGAAAGGCTGCACCTTCGTTGATATCCCAGTTGCCCTCAAGGAGTTGCTTCCTCTGATGCTCTGGCAGTGACAGAAGCATTGCTTCGTAGTCACCTGTGTCAGCTAGATACGGATTATCAAAGAGACTAGCTGGGATAAATCTCCGCTTGAAAAGAGGCTCACCCTCTCTGCTGTGTCCCTTAGGGAACGTAATTGTTTCGCCTGTTTCAATGTTAGTAGCCCAGAAAGCTTTGCCTGCAGGTGCGGGGTCAATGAACATTTTCTTAACCCAAGCATGTCCTGCTCCTCCGGGGTTGGTAGTTGCTCTCATGTAAAGCCCTAAGCTTTGAGACTGTGCGCTACGCAAACGTGAACGCATGTAATCCCAAGCATAAGGGGTAGGCCACTGAGTAAGTTCGTCAAAGCCAATCCAGTTAAACGCCTGACCTTGGTATCTTGTAACGTCCATGTCTTTATCTAGGTAAGACATCCAGAGCCTGCCGCCCTTAGGGCTAATCCATTGGCTCTTACGTTCAGACCACTTGATACCCGGCACCGCTTTAGGGTATAGCTCCTGAGACTTTTGAATAAGCTCCCTTAGTTCCTCTGTAGTGTGTCGTACAAGCAGACCACTAAAGTTAGGATCATTCAAACCGTGAAGCGGGTCAGCCAACATAGCGTAAGACTTACCGCCACCTGCAGCACCACCATAAAGCACCTCTCGTTCAGATGAACTTAAGAAGTGCGTCTGAGGGCCGGGGTTTGGCTTGAACACAATGTCCTGTGCCGCCTCGACATCAAACTCAGGAGCAGCAACTTGTGCAGGAACAGTCTGAGGGGTGGCGACTGTTTCACTCTTGCTCTCTGACTGAGTACGCCCCGACCCTGCCCTTTTCGAGCTTCTCGATTTGGTCGAGCGTTTCTTGGAGCCTTGCGGCAAGCTTGCGCTTAATTGCAGATGCTCTTTTACGTCTTCGCTCAACTTCAATCCTCTTTCTCAGTCCATCAGGAGTTATACTCCTGCCTGTTTCTTTAGTAAGCCACGCAGCTACAGCTTTGTAACTATACTGTTTAAGATGCCTCTTTGCAAGTTCTAATGCTTCAAGCTCTTTTACTACAGGTTCAAACAGATGAAAGTTGTCGGGGTGTTCTCTATAACCAAAAGGGATTTTCTGCGTAGACCTAGCTATTACGTGCCACTCTCTTTCTTTACCTTTGAGTGGCTTTGGTAGCTGCCAGAAATCTAAATCCCTGTCAAAGTCGTAACTACTCATTCGTACCTTCTTTGGGTGGTAAGTAGAAGATTCCGCCACTGGAGGAAGTGACATCAACCTTATCTACTTTACCAAGCCCAGCACGATCAAGCAAGTCTTTTGCTGCTACCATCTTCTCTTTAATGCCTAACTCTGTAGGATCATATAGAGCATTAGCCATAGAGACTGCTGCTTTCGGTGCAATTCTTGCGAAGTATGTACGGGTTCTCTCCGCAATCTCGTCTTTAAGAGCTTCAACGATAACAGTGGTAGCTGTCGTATCACTGTAACCTGCCAGCCTCTTAGCAGTCACAACGTCACCGTTAGCTTCGTCAAACAATACGTCGAGAAACTTCTGCTGATTTTCTGTTAGGTTACGTGCCATGTTGTGTCTTCCTTGTTAGCCCTTTAGGACTTCGTAGATTTGACCACGGGAAATACCCATGTCTTGCAGTTCTCTATCTGAGAGATTGTGTAGCTGCCAGTAGGCAACCTTACGTTCTTGTGATCTCTGTATAGCTTTGTAAAGTTTAGTGAACATGATGTACTCCTATGGTTTGATGTTCATAGGAGTAGTTATATCACGTATAGTTATAACACAGTATTACAATTATTGCAACCCCGTTATGCTTAGCCTACAGGGATAAACGTTTCAATGACAGTAAGCACAGTGTCAATGTGTCCAGCGGAGGTGGGAGTAACTTGAATCTTGTCACCCTGCTCAAGTACTAACTGCATATGCGGGAACTCAATAAAGTCACCAGCACCTAAGCTTTTGCCTTCTACAAAGCCAGAAGCATAACTAGCTGAAGCATCATACCACTTTACAGTTAATGTGTTAGTGCTGCCACCAGAGTTATTCACAAGAAGATACACTAGCTCTGCTACGCAGTTAGGAGGGCATGTATATACGTCTTCTGTAGTAGTACCATTGTTATGGCCCCACTTAGACCTCTTACGTGCGTTCTTGCCTTGTGATACAAGTGCCATGTTTATCGCTTCTTAGCTGGAGGATTAGATGCACCACACATAGCGTAGCCACCTTTGTTATAGCCTTTGGCTTTCTTCTTTTGCTTCTGCTCTACAGCATAGTAAATGTCTTCACCACGCTTCTTGCCATACTGTTCTTTCATGGCCTTCATCATTTTACGATTTACTGGCATAGCATATCACCACTTCACTTTGTCAGCCCAGTAGGCTGCACTCATTTTACCCTTGGAAATATTCTTAGCGTGTCTAGCTTTAAAGGAAGCTCTACGGTTAGCATAAGCTTCACTCTCTCCTTGTTTCTTAGGAGAGCCACTCACACCCTGCTGTCCAAAGCGGATAGTCTTAATCTGATCCCCTTCCTTAGCCACAACTACGTGTGACTTAGTAGGGTGGCTAGGTGTACGCTTAGGCTTATTAAAGCCAGCTACGCCTGCACGTTCCAGTCTAGGGTCTTTAGCCATTCTTGCTTCCCTTCTTAGTGTATGCCTGCCCACCATAGAATGCAGCAACTATAGCAGCAACAGAAACAAAGTAGACACTAGCCATGCTGCCTAAGATAGTAGCTGCCTCAGATACACCAATAGCAACAGCCAAGACAACAGCGAAAGGATATAGTAGCATACCAGCAAGAGCAAACCAAGCCATATTACGCTGAGCATCTTCTTTCTTATCTTCGTTCTCAAAGCGTACCTTGCGTTCATACAGGGCAATCTCTGCATCAGTTACAGTGCCATCACCGTCTGCATCTGCTGCAGCCCATATGCTGTTATCTTGTAGTTGCTTCTTTGTCATTTGCTACTTCAACGGGTTGTCTTTGAGATAGTCATAGGCTTCCCAGATATCGTCTATCTCTTGGTTAATAACGTCAAGCTTATTACCTAAGCCGTCTGTGATAGTTGTAGCTTTGTCTACTTGACTACGCATGTTGAGCAACGTCTGCTGCTGCTCTAGAATAGTTTGCATATTAGTTTGCAAGGATGCTAACTTCTGGTTCAAGCCACGTACATCGTTATCTTGAATGGCTTGCTCTAGAGTTTGGATACGTGAGGACAAAGCTACACTTGTAGTCTCAAACGTACCAGCTAGGCTTACTACTGTTTCAATGCCATCCTCTACAGCATAGAAGCGTTGCAGAGTATCGTAGCTCCACCACACACCGCCAGCTACAGAAGATAGGACTGGAATGCCTACAGCAAGCATCCAGCCCTTAATGTTGTAACCACCTATGCTAAACTCAAAGTCCATCTATGGTCCTTACTGGGTAGGCAGTGCGCCATACATATTGATGTAGTCACCAGCAGCGTAGATATCGCTTACACCCATCATCTCAGTCGTCAAGTAACCCTGCCAACCAGAAGTAAAGCCATCGTCAGCCCAAGCAATTACAAACTCGTCAATGCTTTGTGTATACGTGATAGCAGTATAGTTACCGATAATGAAGCCACCTGCTGCAGCATACTGGTCAATGCTTGCTGTCAAGCCACCGTCATTAGCTGCAGCCATAAATGCACCAGCCTGCTGAGCATAGTTCTCTACTGCTGCTATGGCATCATTGTAAGCTGCTACTTCTTCAGATTGAATGCTGTACTCTTCTGTCTGCAGCATATCCTGTAAGGCTGTCTGCTCAGGGCTAGTGTCAGCTACAGCAGCAGCTTCCATTACAGAGGTAGCCATGATGATGTCAGTCGTAGCTACAGTCAAGCTATCAATGGCTAAGCCTAAGTTGTGCATGGCACCACTAAACTCTTGCATGAACATCTGCTCTGCAGTCTGGGCTACTGCGTAGTCATGCTCTAGTACAGCTTGTTTAGCGATAAGGTAGTTTGTTAACTCTTGCTCTGTAATAATGGCATCATTGAAAGCATTATCTACAATGACACCACCAATATCAGCATAGCCTACTGCACCTACTGTAAGCACAGACCCATTGTCAATTCTGTCTTGGATAGCACTCAGAGAAGCGATAAGAGAGTTAATCTTATCTTGACCCGTCTGTGCGCTTGCTGGACCTGAACATATCACTAATGCTAGGGCTGTTGTTACTAACAGCAGTTGCTTCTTCATTTGGTGTATCCCCCTCACTGCGGATAATCTCTTTCAGGTATGTATCCCAGAAAGACTTGTCTAAGCCATAACCTACTACGTAAACTTCCGGGTTCTCTCTATATTTTCTTACTGCTTCCATGCCCATTAATAGTCTGCCTGTCGTAGTGTCAGCTATAGGGCATGGCGTATTAGCTAACATCATACTACGGAACACTGTAGGGTCTTGGCACATCACAGAGATAGCTGATACTTGTAACCCTAAGCCGCCTATCGTTTGTGGTGTACCTAAGAGCCTAGCGTTCTTACGTCTATTACATTCATCGTCCTGTATAGCTCCACCACTAGAGAAGCCAAACATCGTAACCTGTACACCAGTAGAGCTAGGCATAAGGCAAGAGTCGTTACCACCTGCACCCATTACAGTAGGTGATATAGCTGACATAACAGGGGCAGCACTTCCAGCACCAGTAGCATTGTAGTTATTCGTAGTGTTGCCACTGTCTACGTTAGAGTTCTCGTAGTTGTTACTTAAGTCACCTGTAACATCACCAGCTAATACAGTCTGTATCGAGTAAGTCATACATATCAGGGTCACTACACATAAGTTGAGTAGCTGCCTTAGTCTGACCAAGCTCCATAAGTGTCTTTGCATTCTGGTTTCTCTGACATACAGTGTCACCTGCTGGACACGCATTGGTGTAAACTACCTCTGTCCTTACACAGTTAGTCAATGCCATCACGCTTACGGTCAGGGTCAAGAACTTCATCACGGCTTAAGTGGCCCTCTAAGTACATAGCTCTCTCTACATGGTCTAGAGTATACTTAACTCCAGTGTTACGGAAGATAGCTTCACGCACATAGAATACGTCTGACTTAGGAATGTGTATACGCTTAAGTCTACTACTGTCATTGCTAACTAAAGAGGAGTAAAACTCTTCAATGACAGCTTCATCTGCATATAGTTGTACAGACTCACGCTTCATTGTCAATACCTTATTTGAGTAAAAAGGTACGTGTCACACATTATAGGGGGAATACAGTGGAAGTTTACGTGTGTGTGAGGAGAGTTTCCCCTATAGTTTAACTATTATGTGACACGTACCAGTAGCTACAGTGTAACATGTTACAAGAATACGTGTCAATAGGGATAGTTTAACTATAGGAGTTTAACTTTATCCTAAGTTTACTACAGTATAGTTATAACTGTTAGAGTTTAACTCTATCTTAAGGTTTTAAACTCTTTTATTACGTAGTAACTATAGAAAGTTTAACTTAAGCCCCCTTACCCCCAAAGTTATACGGATTGTGCAACCCCTGTCAAGCCCTAAAAAAGTATAGCTACCCCCATTTTTTCTGTATGTGTTGCAAAAGAGTCACACTAAGTGGTCCATAAGGGGGTACTACTGTGCATTTTTGCAGAGACAAGGGTTACTACC